TCATACACAAATGTGTGGACATGCCTAATAGGAAGAACCGCAAGTAACCTAGTCACGTGGTTTGAACGAGGTATCAACCAGGACACAGGCAGTTATGGCACAATAGATTGTTCGAGCGGTGCGGCCAGTCAGATGGAGAACGATTTCAACTTCAGACACTTTGGCGAGAACACCACATACGATAGTCACTGGGATGGCGATTACGGTGTGATAGCCTTGTGGGACACCAATCTCACAGACCATCAGTGCCTACAGGCGTTCGGGGTATATAGGCACAGGTATGGAGTATAAACAAACACTTGCACAATTAGAATGGTTCTGGAAGAAGAAACTGAGATTCTGGCTGACAGGCTTCGAATGCAAGATCTGTATGCTTTATAGAATATATCTCTTGTATGGTGTTATAGCCGTGCTTATACTATTAAATCTAATATAGTCTGCAACTTACCCTTTATACTTTTATTGTTCAGTGTGTTCTTGAGACCCATGTGCAGATTTTTCGGCCAACATTCGAACGCAGTCCAACAGTAACCAGAGTGTTCCGTGTTCAATTTGGGTATGAATTCTGATTCGATCGCTATCAGGTACGTGTGGAAGAAGAACTTCTGATCGTTTGAAGTGAACATCTCCAGGGGTATCACTTTCTTGAACTTGGGTGTGTCACCCACTTCTTCCTTGATCTCTCTTTTGAGACCTTCGAAAGCCGATTCCGTGTACTTGGCCTGTCCTCCGACCAATCCCCACATGCCCTGTGTCTTCTTGTCGGTGCGTTGTAGGAATAGGAAACGCTTGGTGGCGGTGCTGTAGAACAGTGCACCAGAGCAGACTATGTTTTCTTTCATACGTTATTATAACAACTTATGTGTGTTTTATCAAGGGGTGGTTGCGTCCTGCTGTGCCGCATCGTCTCCGCCCCACTGTCCGTCTAATACAATGCTCCAATTACCGGCGGTGTAAACACCTTCGTATGATTTGACCCACTCTGTGCCGTTGAACCTGTACTGTATTCCAGTGTTGAGATTGGTCACAAAATGTTGTGTTGAATCAGGATTTGACGCATCAAAGGCAATATTCCACTTTGAAGTTGTGCTGTTGTATTCTATTATGTCTCCTACCCTGGCCACCAATGTGCCCCATGTGTCACTCTGGAACGATGCTGTGCTGTCTCCCACATCGTTGATCACTAGATACCTGTCCCCGTTGGCAGGTGTGCCTGGATCGAACGTTGCTGGGTTTATGATCTTCTTGACCGGGGATAAACTGTTTTCCCTCAAAGTATCAGTATCTATGTTGAATAATAGTATTGTGTCGTCAAGTGTGGTTGTTGATATTGTGCCTACAATCTCTCCACCGTCGAACTGTTTTAATCTGATTTGAGAAGTACCATTTGTTACTTTTCCATATTGATCTAAAAGCACTTTCCAATTCACTGCCGGACCGAATGTCTCGAACGGGTCTAAGTTTGTTGGAGCGTGTGCACCTGTATGAAATCCATCACCTCCCGACGAAACGTTGGTTCCAGTTGATCCTAATAACCTTAATTGATTACCAGTAACCAGTAATCCAAAATTGTTTGGTGTCACATAACTCCTAGACATCAGTTCTCCGTCTATGAGGCCTTTGGCTATGCCGCCATCGTCGTCGTAAATGCTCATAATGATCTTCTGTACCACACCCAGTTTCTTGACCTTCACAGGTGGTGACAACCATATTGGCATACTGAACGTCATCGTTGCCACATCGATCTCGGAATCAGCACCAACCGGTATGGTTCTCGAACTGAAAGTTGTACCCGTAAGTTCCACATAACTGAGACTGGTCCAATCTATGTAGTTGTCAGACTTCTGTATCTCGAAGTCTGGGTTGAACAGGTATAATATCTGTTCCATTATCTGTAGTTTCTGATCGGTGTTTGTTGTCCATATGTCCGCCGAAACCTCTAACCTGAAAGGCGATGGCATCACTTTCTCTATGGTGTATCCAGCACCCAATTGGTTGGTATAATTACCGTCACTGCCCACATCTCTTTCTCTTAGATGTTGTTTTTCTATGTGATAAGGATTCTGCATCCTATCCCTGTCATAGTTTAATTCCCGCACATAACAGGCTATCTTTGGGGCATATGCTAATGCGTTCTCTGAATTGTTTCTGATTATATTTGCCACCTGTCTTGTTGGGTCACCGTAAACAACAGGTACTGCTCTCAACTGTACCGTGCCATCGGATCCTTTACCTGTTTCCACAGAGAAGTTGCTCAATATCCTGATGAATTGAGTAAGGAATTTTCTAACCTGCCCTTCGTAAAAATGTAGCATTAATTGTCAGCCTTTGGTTTTAGTGCTTCAGTCAACGACTGCCTTTGTTTTGTGGTCAACCCATTGATTGTGGATTCTGTTGCGTTGTTCACAAAACTTGTTTTATAATTCGCACGTGAATCGTTGTTCGTTGTAGTTATTCTAACCGAATCTTCAATCTTAACCCATCTGGTGCCGTCAAAACGGAACAATCTATTGGGTAGATAGTCTGTCCTCAAGAAGTAATCTCCCTTGTCTATGTTAGAAGTAGGAAAAGAAATACCAAACCCGGCAGGGTTACCGTTAGGTGCTACACCATCACCGTCTAGATAGAAACCGTAGTGTGAACTTGCTGGTGTGTCTATCACAGCGTTCACAGTTTTGTCTGTACTCACCCTGTCTGTGTCATTAACATTTTCGGTCCTGATGTTCCCACGTTCGTCGATTGGTGCAACGTAGTATTGTTTGTAATTGAAGCCGGACTTCGGCGCATCCTGCTCTGCCTGTAAAACCACTTGATCATTAATGGTTTTCTCTCTGTTGTATGTGCTCATGTAGTTGGCAACTGAACCTTCTGTGGTCGCATCGCCAAGAACATCTCTGAATTCTTGTGAATCCACCAGTGTCTTCATTTTCAATCTTAGTAGGTGCGGCCACCAAGTCTGTGAGAATCCTTCCGCGGCCCTGTTTACATCTTCTACAACATAGTATCTTTTCAATGCTATGGGTATTGATTCATCTAGGCTGTAATCTTCTTTCATGTGCGGGAACTCAATCACATCACCACTCATTGGTTTCCTGCCAATCCGTTCAACTATGTCATTCAAATGCACGGTTAGAAACAATGTGTCATTCTGCAGGAACATGCCAAACTGAGACAGGTTGAAATCCGCGTCCTGAACGTTGTAGATACCCCTGACAACATACACATCGTCAGAGTATTTTCTGTCCCTGTTCTCTAGGAACAGTAGATCCTGTATGGTCCTCTCGTTAAGACTATCGCCTGAATATTGCGGTTGTGTTGGTGACGCATCACCATCCTTGTTTGTGGACCCCTGATCGTAAGGTCCTAGGTATTTGTGTAAGTGTAGGTCAGTGCCGCCCACCGTAAACATCTCTTTGATGTTGCGATCGAAGAACTTGTAGTCATTGCCCTTTTCAGGCTTGAAAATGGATAATCTTGGCATATCACACATATTTATTGCACAGGCAAAGGCAATAAATATGAGTATGTCAGAACTACAAACAGGACAACAAGAGATATTTGATTACGTCAAGAACAATCTCGGCGACGGGATGATTGATGTTGAATTAGATCCAAAACACTACCAAACGGCGCTGGAAAGAGCTATCAACAAATTCAGACAGAGATCTTCAAATGCTGTGGAAGAATCATATGCTTTCCTTGAGTTGAAAAAGAATCAAAATTCTTACATTTTACCAGATGAGGTTATCAATGTTAGAAGCCTACACAGAAGAACTGTTGGATCGAGAACAGAAGGTGGCGAGGGTGGTACATTATTTGAACCATTCAACCTTGCATACACAAACACGTATCTATTACGTGCTGGTGCAACAGGTGGATTAGCAACCTACTACGCTTTCGCCAGTTATCAAGAACTTGTGGGTAAAATGTTTGGTAGTTTCATACAGTTCCATTATGACAATGCAACGAAAAAATTAACGATCACACAGAGACCTAGAGCAGATAACGAGACAGTGTTGATGCACACAGACAATTTTAGACCTGACATAACCCTATTCAAGGACATATATTCTAAACCTTGGATCAGGGACTACACACTTGCAGTTTCAAAAGTAATGTTGGGAGAAGCAAGGGGTAAATTCAACACCATCGCCGGTCCACAAGGTGGCACAACACTGAATGGCGATGCACTGAAGAACGAAGGCCAATCTGAGATGGAAAGATTAGAATCTGAAATAGGAAATTATTCAGAGGGTGGCACACCACACAGTTTTGTTATTGGTTAATTGACCAAGATCTCCATTTAAATACTCCGCAATGAAAACTTCCAAATACAAGAAATACTCTGACCTATCATTAGATGAACTTGAAAAAATGGTAGAGGAGTTGGAAATAATGAGCATCAAGGCCCTCAAACAACGCAAGAAAACATTAAGAACTTCTATATTGCGATCTGTAAGAAAAGCAATCAAAGAGATTGAAAAACGTCTGAAAAAATAGTATAATAATCCTTATGCTGATAGGTGTAGTAGGTTTGATAGGTTCTGGCAAAGGCACTGTGTCTGATAGATTAGTGGATGGCCACGGATATCAAAAAGACAGTTTTGCAAAAAGCCTCAAAGATGCTGTGGCATCAATGTTCAACTGGGATAGGGCCATGCTGGAAGGTGACACGGAGTCAAGCAGGCACTGGAGAGAACAACCTGACAGGTTCTGGAGTGAGAAGTTTGGAAAACCTGTGACACCTAGATGGGTGTTACAGTACTTTGGTACGGAAGTCATGCGTGGACAGATGTATGATGCAATTTGGGTGGACAGTTGTATGGGCAGATACAAAGGACAGAAAACTGTGATCGCAGATGTAAGATTCCCAAACGAAGTTAAGCAGATCAGGGCACACGGTGGCAAAATCATACGTGTGAAAAGAGGGCCTGACCCGGATTGGTTCGTCAACTACGTGGAAGGCAACATAGAGCCAACGGGCATACATTCTTCAGAATATGCGTGGGCGAAGGAAGAGTTTGATTTCACCATAGAAAACAATGACACAAAAGAAGAATTACATGCCAAGATAGACACTCTAATCGTCAGCGACAAGATCACCCACACGCCAGCCAAGCCTACGGGTGCTACCCAGCCTCTGGCAATTGGCGCAAACAGTTTTTAGGTTCGTAGCCACAGTATTCCTGAGATCACCGTCCACAAACAACACATCCATTTGTAATTTGTCCTGTGCTTTGAAACCGCACAGTTCACATTTCTTACGTTTCTTATAGCCTGATCTATCAAGTGCAGTGATGCCTCCCACCTTCTTGCCCGCCTTCTTCCTGATGCAGGTGTCACACTGGCTACGCCAATACACCGTGTCATTTCGCTTGTAGGCATAGGCCCTGGGTTTGGCATTACAGGTCTTGCACAATGGTCTGTTTGCGTACCGCATACCCTTATTTACGTTCCCTATATAGGCACCAGGAAAATGGTAAATTACGTCAACAAAACCCTACGATATAATAAATAACTCTAGTATATACGTAACTTGCAAGGAGAATACGAAAAATGGCATTAACATCACCAGGAGTAGAGGTTTCGGTAATAAATGAAAGTTTCTACGTACCATCAGATGCGGGTACAACACCACTATTCATAGTAGCATCATCACAGGACAAGAACAACGGAGCAGGTGACGGCACAGCGGCAGGCACACAGACTGCTAACGCCAACACTGCATACTTGATCTCGTCACAGAGAGAATTAACAGAGACTTTTGGGGATCCAAAATTCTATACAGACGCTTCAGGAAATCCATTACATGGTTATGAACTTAATGAATGGGGACTACAAGCGGCTTACAGTTTCTTAGGAGTAGCCAACAGAGCATACGTACTAAGAGCAAACGTGAACACAGCGGAACTTGTTGGAAGTGCTTCGGCACCTTCGGCGGCACCAACAGATGGCACATACTGGTTTGACCTTGCATCAAGCAGTTATGGCTTGTTTGAGTGGAGCAAAACGGATCAGAAATTCACAGCAATAACTCCAATACTAGTAAATGACACTGGTGACCTAGTTGGTAACGTTGCCACTGGTGATCCAGAAACATATCTAGGCACAACAGGTGATTACGCTATAAACACAACACACGTTTCAAACAAGATCTTCAAGAAGACATCAAGTAACACTTGGGTACAACTGGGATCAGCGGACTGGCACACTTCGTTGCCAATCATCACAGTGGCCTCAGGCACAACAGTCACAAGCGGTAACACTTTCGTTATGAACGGTATCACAATAACACCAGGTGGTATAAATTTATCAGATGTTGCCTCAGCGATTGGTTCAAACGTAACAAACGTAAGTGCTAGTGTCAACAGTGTCACAGGAAATTTAGAGATATTCCACAACGGTAGAGCACTAGGTGATTCATCCGCGGGTGCAAACACAATCAGATTCGAAGAAGGAAACGGTGTATTGGCAGAATTATCAATCACAGCAGGCACTTACAATGGTGTGAAATTCTTCCAAGACAAACACACCAACAGACCACTTTGGGATGACGATTCAGCAAGTGAGGACAGACCTAACGGTTCTGTTTGGTTCAAGACAACTAGTG